ATTACCGATAAGATCAGTACCAAAGAAATATTGTGCTCTATTTTTTCTTATTATATTTTTAGAAATAGCTTCTTCGATTATAAAGTTTATTTCTTTATTTGGATTCTCTACCCACTTTAAAATAAATTTTTCAGGAGAAGTTTCTATTTGTTCTGTTAATTTTGCTTCAACCAATTCATTAGACATTGTATTAGAACGCATACCATAAAGTCTTAAACATTTACGCATATCTTCAATAGACATTTTATCTAATTCGTGATAAGCCTGACGTTTAATTTTATTGAACTTGTTGATTTGTTCTGCTTCAGCATCTTTATTGATTAATACATAGTCTTTTGAAGGATTTAAATTAGATAATCCATCTGCAACTTTTTTATGATTTTTTAGAAATAAATAAGATAACTCATCTAAAGCATTATCTGTATTTAATATTTTATCATCTTTTCCAACATTTATTGCAAATGTATCCCAAAAATCACTATTTGGTGCTAATCTACCTTCCTCATAATTTAACTCTTTTTCAAGTCTCTTTTGGTCTTCTTTAGTTAAACCTGTGTATAATACACCAGATCTAGTATTATAAGGCCCAATATAATCCCACGTTGTAGGCCATTTTGTTAATCCTGTCCAAGGATTTATTTTCATTATTCTAACGATTACTTCCATAATGTTTTATTATTAGATTTTTTATTCAGTTAGTAAAAATAAAGGCTAGGCTTGAACACCCAGCCTTTACTGTAATATTAATATGTTTTACTTTTTAAGATTAGTCTCTATAAAGCTCACCACAAGCACGAGGATCTCTTACCATTAACCCCATTTCACCAAGGAAATATACGGTATAACCGTCTTTACCATTAGAACGGAGCGTATCAATAGATTTAGCATACCCACTCGGAGCTACTGAACCACCATTGTACCAAGTAATAAATTCACGATCTTTACGAACAACTTTAACGATATTAGATTCACCATCACGACGACCCAAATCAATAAATGTCATACGATAAGATTCTTTCGGTTTCAAAGATACAGGATCTAATTCACGATTATAAGTAGGATCATCATACAATGGGAAATACTTAAGCGTCAATTCGATGCCGTTACTCATACTATATGTTTTGAACTGACCACCAAACTTAAGATTTTCACCAGAACCAGTTACAAATACAGTATCCATCAAATTCATATTAGCAATCTTTTCTTTGATTACTCTATCAAATTCTAGCATACCCATTTCACCAGTAAGAGCAATAAACTTACGTTCATTAGTTCCTAAACAGTTATAAGATAAGTCAAACAAGAAACTTTCAAGAAGACTAGAAGTCAACTTAGTATAAGAACGTCTATTAGAAGGTGCGATCTGTTCTAGCAAACCAGCTCCAATATAAACAGGACGACCATTAGCACCCTTAAGGCTACAAGTACCATCTTTATTTACGTTGCTCTTGCTATAAACCATCATACGTTCACATCTCTTATACCATTCACGTAAAGCTTTCCATTCCTGATAGTCTGCCCACAGATAAGAAGTTTTTCCACTTTTCGGATCTTTCATAGCAACAGCCATTACAGTAGAATAAGCAGAACCTGTGATATCATAGTTAAGACGAACAGTAGTAAGGTAATTACGCATTTTGAATTGAGTATTGTAATTCAAGATATCACCCTCTTCACTATACTCTTCATAAGCAGAACCTAATCTGGATACTTTCGAACCAGCAGTAAGCCATTCAGAAGGTATGTAAGAATTAGGTTGACCATCTGCGATATAACAAGTATATACCCAAAGGTTACCGTCTTGATAAGGTGCACCAGCAACACGTGCTTGGAAATCCTTATTATCAAACTCAAGTATTGCACCAGGTCCAAACCAATTATCTTCCAACCAAAGCATAATTGGGGTATTTCCCAAACCTGCTGTAGATGTACTCGTAATAGCTGCACCATTCCATTTTGCGTCACGTATTGTTACGGCTCTGTCAATATCTAATTCAACAGACCATTCAAAAGATGGTTGGTCGATAGTCATGACATTACCTAGACCTCCCGTTAGCATATCCAAAGACGTCGAGTATCCGCCATCTTTCGTACCGAATACGATAGATAAAACTTGTGATACCTAATAAGGATTCTGTCTAGAAGCGGTAGAGATCTTAGAGGTATCTACCAAATCAGAAAACCATTTCCCTTTGTATAGCTGGAGGTTATTAAGAATATTATTATCCATAAAATACTAGTAAATTAATTTTTTATTTTGTTATTATTTTTATGCAGCACGAAAATTTCGTGTAAATGATTCCCAAATTGAATTAGAATCATTAGTGTTGATCGTCTGTTTTTTAGAATGTTTGTTAATTCCACTATTTTTAGTCAGACTTTCTTTGAAATTGTTTAAAGCATCTTTTTTACCTTCTTTCTTGGCTAAATCAATAAGACTATCACCTTTCATCATAAAGTAAGCAGAGGCTATTAAATTTTTACGGCTTTTTTCAAAGTCTTTTTTATACTTTGTATTGCCATCAGTATCTGGTTTAAATATATATTCCATAAGATTTTTCTTATCTTTCTCAGGAACTTTAATACCATATATACTATCCATGCCTTTTATTTCACTGACAACGTCACTAAAGAAAGCCTGTTGCTGTTCTTTAATTTCATTAGATTTCTTTTGCTGTTCTTGTAATAGCTGTTCCTTCCGTTCAGCTTTTATTTCAGTTAATTGTTCTAATGCATCAGTCGCTTCATCTTCTAATATACCAGCTTCTTCATACTTGCTTATCTTTTTATCTATTTGAGCCTATTTAAAATTCTTTTCTTTTAAGAATTCTTTAAGTACAAGTTTTTGGTTATCTTCATTATCTTCGATTTCAATATTATCCCAATCAACATCGTTATCAATTTTAAAATAAGATTTCAAATCACCACCATCATGTACAAATTGATCAAGCTTAGCAATTTCATCATTAGCATACTCTGGTACAGAAGATTCTTTAATAACTTCTTCAAAATATGTAATCAGATCTTCAGCAGTTTTTGGTTTATTTTCTTCATCCAAAGGTTCCCACCCGATCTTCTCAGATATAGCATCAAAGAAATTAGTTATAAGTTCAGATTGTTTACTATCATCCTGATCATCAATGTTGTCTGTATCATCATCAGTATCATCAACATCTTCTTTAATATCACTTTTATCCTACTTTTTATCTTTCTTAGTATCAGACTTTGCATCTTTTTTAGAAGTATCTTCTTCATCCGCATCGTCATCGTCATCATCATCTTCCAGATCTTCTTTGGATGTATCTTTTTTAGGATTCTTTTTAGACTGATTTTTTATTGCGTCTAGTTCTTCATCTGTTAAAGATTCAGCAGCATCATCAACAATATCAGCATCATTATCTAATGTGTCGTCTGTAATATTTTTATCAGTTTGATTTAATGTGTCGAAGATCGCTTCAAATCCATTCAATGTATTTTTTTCCATAATTATATATAATTAGAATTCTTTATTATTTTCTTTTTCGTTTATTTGCAATTGCTTTCATATTTACTGCAAACTGTGCACGTTTCTTCTATAATGCGGATGCTTTAGAGTTATTTAAAACACTATGTGCATGCTATTGTACACTCTAACCAGCTCTTTTAGCTGAAGCAGTAAATTTTCCACGATTGGCTTTTTTGATATGTATACCACCATTTTTATATGATGGTATATCATTAATATTTAATAAGTCAAATATATTCATAATATTCATTATTAAATTTATTTTTCTCCAGTAGTTTTATTTTTAAGAGCTGTACTAGCTTTTAATTTTTCTCTCTGCATAGCAGCATCGTCTTTCTATTTCTATAGAAGATTTTCATGCTACATTCTTTCACGTTCTAGAGATATCTTTTTATCTTCAATCTCTTTCTTCAAACGTTGTTCACGTAACTTAACATCAGCCTCTGTTTTCTTTACAAAATCTTCAGAATCTTGTTTTCTTTCAGCCAATGCCTGTTGTGCTATTTCCATAGGATCTGGTATACCATTATTATTTTGATCTAGATCTTCTGAACCTTTATAAGCTTGTATTTCAGCTGTAGTTATTTTAGTAGCATTATCCTGATCTATTTTATATTTCTCCATAGCAAGTTCTTTCTCTCTAACCTGTAGTTCCTATTGTTTAGTTTCATTCTACATCTATACTAACTACTGTTGCCTATCAGCCTCCTATTGTTGCATTTGTTGTTGCTATTGTAAACGTTTTTCTTCTATTTCTTGAAGTTTACCCTTTATCATAGTAATATTATCCAAAGTAATAACTTCAGCTACATCTAATAAACTAGCACCATTTTGCATAGCAGGTTGTAATAGTTGCTTAAGTTGTTCTATCCATTGCTGATTCTTAGTAGAGTCTGTTATAAATATATCCATATCTTCATAAAAGAAATCATCTGATAGTTTTATAAACGCTCTAGTAGCATCATCCATTATATAGTTTAAAGCAGTCTTATTATTTTTCCATGCAGATTTTGCAGTATTTAATAGCATGGTTAAAGCCTGTTTTTTCACTTGGTTATGTATCCAAAACAATGGTTCTGTTATATGTGCGGACTGTGTTACAGATCTTTCTACATTACCTACCAACTCATTAGAAGATATAGTACCTTCTCTTTGTTTAGATACTCCAGATATTTCTGATAACATGTCTTCAATCTTACTCATCAACTCTATATACTAATTGATTGTATTAGACATAGTAAGATCTACAGACTAGAACGTATTAAACATTGCTGCTTTACCACCTTCTCTTCCAGGTATATCCCAACCTTCTTCATGTGGGTTAACAAACATTACACCCAATGCTTTTAGATAGTGCATCCATTTATTAACGTCTACACCCATAGATTTAGGTATCTGTGTAATATCCATAAGTGCTACTTTACCATTATCTTTTGCAATAGCCATTTCAAGTCTATACCATAATACAATATACATATATTGCAATGGTTTCATCATACTTACTAAAGATTTTGGTTTACTATTTGTACAATTATATATTGCACCGGTATAAGGTAGTTTCTATGAATTTAGATTATCAGCAGATATATGTTGATACTCTAATGGTTGTATTCCAACATATAGGTCTTCACCTATTCTATATCCTTCCCATACTTCTATTATCCAAGTCCATTCCACATTAAGTTCCATACCAGTAACTTTATAAGTTTCATCAACTTGTACTTCATCTTTTTCACCGGTTTCAGGATCTATATATGTAACAAAACCTATCTTTTTAAGTGACTTCCAACAACAATGCCATACATTTATTTCACTACTAGACCTAAAAGGATTACCATTAGATCCAAGTATATTATGAAATTTTATAGATGGATAATCAGTGCCTGTCTTTCTTACTTCAGGATTTATACCACCTCTACCAATATCTTCTGTCATTTCTAGTAAAGTGTTGAGATCACTCTCTGACATCTTATCATAGAATCTATCATATATATCTGTAGCAGACATTATCATTTTTCTGCAACACCAAGTAGCATCATGAATGAATTCAACATCAGCAGACATATCAAAACTGAAGTATAATGGATTTACTCTTTCTAAAAAAGATTCCCCATTTAATATACCAACATAGTATATTTCTTCTCCACCTATTAGTCCATCTTTCCAACCTTTATAAAATTCGTGAGATAGATTAAGTTTATTTTTTAAATAATTTAAACTATGATATGCAGTTATTTCTGCTATATCTTTATAGTCTTTTGTTATATATTTGTGTATTTGTTCAGGTGGTAAAACTTCCCCTGACTATATAGCTTCTTGATATTTCTATTGATCTTCTTCGCTAAGTTTACTCATAATAGTAGCCATAACATAGTCCATAAGCATTTGTTTTGCTTTTTCCTATATTTCACTACTAGCACCATCACTTGTTCTTACTACTTTGAAATTAAAAGGTCTTTTAGTTTCTTCTCCAAGTAGTAAATCAATCTTTGGTTTTATAACATTAAAATCCTATGCAGTAGCAGGAAATCCATCCTACTGTTTGAAAGGATTAGTAACATATAATAAGTCTTTCTCATTATATATACTGTTATATAAATCATAGTAAGTCTGCATTTCTTCAATCTTAGTACGACCATTATCTGATCCACTATTTTGATTAAA